TTAGAAACATTCGGCGCACCAACATTTAATGGCGATGAACGTATCGACATGATGATTGACGCTGATGCACGTACTAAAGCTTCATCTAAACCAGGTATCATGCCTCACTATGTTGCATTGATTCATCCATTGGTTGCTCAAGACTTGCGTCAAAACTCTACTATTGCTACTGCATGGTCATACAGCGACATCAATCGCTTGTATAACAATGACCTTGGCGAGTGGGGCGGCGCACGTTTCTGCAAAACCAATATGATGCCTTACTGGACTGGTGTAGCTGCCGTTACTGGTACCCCAGCAACAACTGGCGGTGCTTTGGCTGCTAATACATACTACATTCAAGTGACTGGCGCTCCTACAGCGACTTCAGTTGAACAACGTATCTACCAAGTATCAGGTGCATTGACAGTTGGTGGTTCAGGTGCAGGTTCTATCAGCGTAACATTGCCAACATTGGCAGGTTATGTGTTTAACGTGTACATCGGCACAACTGCAAGCCCAGCTAACTTGGGTCTATCAGCTTCAGGTCCTTCAACTGGTCCATTAGCTGGTAACGCAACTCAATTGGCTTCAGGCTCAACAGTAGTTATCACTGGTACTGGTGTTGCACAAACACCACCTGCTGCACCAGCAACAGGCGTAACAGTGTTCCCAACATTATTCTTCGGTATGGACGCTTATGGCCAAGTATTGCTTGATGATGTGGAATACAACTACTTGCAAGGTGCTGATAAGTCAGATCCGATGAACCAAACTCGCGTTGTATCTTGGAAGATGATGTACGGTACTATCATCTTGAACAATGCGTACATGGCTCGTACTGAAGCAAGCTCAGCATTTAGCGTAGGCTACACTGCTGGTACTGCGTCAGAATAATGACGTAACCTTAAGGGGGGCTTCGGCCCCTCTTATTCACTAAGGAGCAAGATCATGTCACAAGAAAATACAAAATTATCACTACCTAAAACTGAAAATAAAGAAGTCACATTAGCTGAGTTGCAGTCACAGATTGCGGCCCTTCAAGCTCAGTTACTTCAAGAGCAGGAAGCACGTAGTGTTGCTGAAAGTAATGCGTTAGCCACAGCCGAAGCTGGCATGTATGTGGGCAATAGCGATGAACAACCAACAGGTAAAACTGTAAAGATTAAAAAATGCACCAACCCTTGGGAAACCGACGAACGTAAGCAAAAATTCGTAGAGGTTGATGTACCAACTTATTTTTATCAGATACAATTGCCAACAGGCGCAGGTATCTCACTCACAACTAATGGTCAAGATTATTTCCATAACGAGACCTATACCGTTGACTTGTATACACTGACCGATTTAAAGAGCCGTATTGCTCGTTGTTGGGACCATGAGAAGTCAATTCATGGCGACAATGAAAATGCGTATCGTCGCCCAACAAATCGCCATTTTATGGGCAAAACACGTTAATCTAAGGAGTATGACCAAATGACTAAGAAAGAAGAAGGCACGTTGCAAGGCGCTTTAGTAACTGGTAATTTCAGTATTCAAGCGACTATGCCAAATGGTAAAACAATCAACGTTAGTGGCTATTTATACGAAGGTGAGTCAGTCGAGTCTGTGAATAACCGTGTAAATTTATTCCACGACATTGTAGATCACCAGCGTACTCGTTCTGAGATTCCTGAATTGGAAGCTCGTCGTGACCAAGGCGTACAAGCTCTAAAACAAATGAAAGAGGTTTTAGAAAATCTTGAGTCAAAACAAAAGAATGGTGCTAAACTAACGTCACAAGAAAAGCTTACTATTCAAAACATGGGTACTAACATTACTCGCGTTACTGAAGATATTGAGAAAGGTGAGCTGGCCATTTCTGAAGCTAAGAAAAAGGTCGGTTTAGGCTAATATGAGTTACACCGCAGCACAGATCGTTGCCGATGCTCTAGCGATAGCTAAGTGTCCAGGGTTCACCGCACAGGGGGGCAGGGCGTTGAATTTTGTGCTCGACGATCTTGTGCTGCACCGTAACTTAAAAGTTAATTTAATCACTACAAACTTAATTATTCCTGCTTATAGTAATGGCCCGTTTCCATTAGAGGCCAATTACTTAAGAACATACGATATGTTTTATGAAATTCAAGGTGAGCCTTATTTCTTAAATCCAGCATCGTTAAAACAATTCGACTCTGAGACACAACAAGTCAGCTTGGCAAACTACCCTTACGAGTGGGCTAGTGACCTTTCAGCCGTAGCAACTGGTGGCTTAGGTCAGCTTTATATCTACCCTCAATCGGCACAAAACATAACTGTTACCCATCGTTATTATTTGCGTCAAAACCCAATTACAAATCCTGAAACCAGCGCGGCTATTCCGTGGTTTTCAGACCAAGACTACCTGATTGAAGCCACAGCGATGCGTATGATGCGTATCACTGACGACTCTCGCTACAATGCGTGGGTGGCAATGTGTGACAAGATGCTTGAAGCTCATTTACTTACTGAAGGTGACGAGCAACAAGTTGTTAAAGAAGTGCAATTAGACCCTCGCCGATTCCGTATTGGTGGTTCTAACCGTCCAACGAAACTTGACCCTTGGTAAATTATGCCTATAGCAGATTCAGTACCCGTCAGATTTACTCCGAAGGGATTAGCTGACGCCTACGATGCAACGGATGTATTCCCAGGTGCATGTCGTAAGCTATCAAACTTAGTATTTGACCAATCTAATCCTGAGATTGTAGTTGCTAGACCAGGCGTTGATGGCGGTTTCACTTCTTTTGCAGGATTCACAACACCTGGCTTTATTTCTGTTCAAATTACCATTGGTAACTATATTTTTGGGATGGTGGCCACAGGACTTACTGCGGGTAAAGACCAGCCATTCTGTTACAACATTCAAACTGGCGCATTTATTACCATTAGTGGCGTTACGGCAGGTAACTCTGAAGGTCGTCCGACATCACCACCAACCACAGGGGCTTGGACACCACCAAGTATTGCAAGTATTGGTTCTAAACTTATCATTACTCACCCTGGTTATAGTGGTACTGGTACGTCATTCTTCGGTGTGATTGATATTAGTAACCCTGCGGCACCAGCATATAGCACCATGAACACAACAAGTCATGGTTTACCTAGCGTCCCAACTTTTGTAGCTAACTTAAACAACCGAGCATACTTTGCTTGCGGTAACGTTGCTTATTACAGTGACTCACTCAATCCAACTGTAATGACAAACGCAGGTCAGTCATTGACATTAGGTGACACTAGCCCAATTACCGCATTATCAGGGCTACCTGTGCAAACTACTTCCGCAGGTGTTATTGCCGCGCTTATTGCATTTAAAGCGACTCAAATTTGGCAAATTACGGGTGACTCAGCAATTACGGGATCATTATCGCTTAACTATTTGTCGCTTAACATTGGATCAGTATGTCCAAGGTCAGTTGTACCATCACCATTAGGGACATTCTTTGCTGGCCCCGACTCAGCTTATTTGGTTAATGCTTTTGGTGCAGTAATGCCAGTGACTTACCAAGACGGTTATGGTGCGACACCTGATATTAGACAACCTTTCGGATACATTACTCAGCCTACACGTGTTGCGGCAGCGTTCGCTGGCAACATTTATCGCATCTGTATTCCTACCATTGTCGATGGTGTGGCTGGCACATACGACTACTGGTTTGATACGCGTAAAAAGCGTTGGAATGGCCCACACAGCTTCGTATATGACTGTGTATCGTCAGCAGGTAACTATTTCATACTTTCAGGGTATGGTAGTGGGGCAAAAATGTTTAACGGGTATGTTTACCCAAGCTCGTCAACCGTCTATAACGATAACGGGGTGACTTACAATGTAGAGCTTAAATCAGCGCAATTCCCAAAACGTGATGACATGGAAATGAAGCAGGTTGTGGAATCCACAATTGAGCTTTCATCTATCGGTAACGCAACTACGTATGCCATTTCAGCTTATGATGATAAAGGTAACTATATCAACGGTACTAACGTAACGACTGGTCAAGTTGGCGGTATTTGGGGGTCTAATAAGTGGGGCGATGGTACTTCATGGCAAAGCTCAACAATTTCACCTAGAACTTACGCAGTAAACTGGACAATACCGTTGGTATTCAATAAACTAGCAATTGACGTACTTGCGCCAGCATCCACATCCATTGCAATTGGTACATTCTATGCAAGGTATCAACGTACTGGCTACTTATTACAGGCTTGAGGTAGATTATGAGTAACATTATCAGCACATTTCCAACCACCTTACAAAATGGTACGGTTGAGGACGCAACTCAAGTAATGACACTGTTTAGCTGGATTCAAAACCAAGTAAACGGCAATGCCTGTGGTGCAACAAGTGGCGCAGGGGTTCTTAAAGGTGATGGTGCAGGTAATACAGCACAAGCCGTTGCTGGTGTGGACTTCACAACAGGCGCTCAAGTACAAAACTCAAGCCTCACATTCCTATCTTCGGTAGCTGGTACAAATACAATCGTTGGTACTTTAACTCCAGCCATTACAGCTTACCAAGCTGGTCAAATGTTTAGCTTTATATCAGCGGGTGCCAATACTGGCGCAGTAACGCTCAATGTAAATGGTGTAGGGGCTAAAGCTGTCACAAAATTAGGTAGTACAGCTTTAGCTGCTGGTGACATAACAGCAAACGCCATTATCATCGTTCAATACGACGGTACAGAATTTCAATTAGTTGCACCTGCCGCATTAAGTGGTTTAGGTACAATGGCTTTTCAAAGCTCAAGCTCAGTGTCAATTACGGGCGGTAACATTACTGCAAACTTTACTGGACCGCTAACTGGCAATGTGACTGGCAACGTAACGGGTTCTTCAGGTTCATGTACAGGTAATGCGGCAACTGCAACTTTATCTACTGATAGTACAAATGCTTTAGGTTATAACCAAACTTGGCAAAATGTTACTAGTAGTCGTGCGTACAATACGACTTATACTAATTCAACAGGTAAGCCAATCTTTGTAATTGTAACAGGGGCTTCTACTGGTTCAGGTTCATTCACGCAATATCCTTATGTTAATGGAACACAAATCGCGGCATCTGTTCCATACGCAGCAAATTCGGGCTATCTATCAGTTATTGCATTTTTAGTACCAAATGGTTTAACTTACATGGTTTCTAATTTTGGTGGTAACAATACTACTAGCTTGAATACATGGTATGAATTGAGATAAAGGTAAATTATGGAATACTATCAATCACAAGCAGGTGTAGTTTACGCATACGACCCTACGACTCAACAAGATCTTATTGACCAAGCTATCGCTAATGGTTGGACGGACGTTACTGGTTCGTGGCCACCACCGCCAGCACCTCCTACCGCTGAAGATAATAAAGAGTACGCTAAAGCTCGTTTGGCTGAAACTGATTGGTCAGAAGTGCCTAGCGTAAACGATCAGTCATTGTCTCCACATTTAGATAATGGCGCTGCGTTTGTTACTTATCGTACTGCTATCCGTTCAATTGCAGTTAATCCCGTAGCTGGTGACATCGTGTGGCCAGCGCAACCAAAAGCCCAGTGGAGTAATTAAAAATGGAACACGATCACGTTAAGAACGCCATCGACATTGGGGCCATTGCTGGCTTAGCAGGGGTGTTAACTGGCATATTACCAGTCGTGACCACATGGCTTTCCTTCCTATGGGTTTGCTTACGGATATATGAGACCAAAACTGTTCAACGCTTAATTCACGGTAAACAAAATGACACAAATAACAACTCACTTTAGTCTTGAGGAGCTTACTCGCTCAGACACAGCGGTACGCTTAGGTATCGACAATACGCCTTCAGACGCAATATTAGCCAACCTTAATGTGTTGGCTCAAGGGTTAGAGCAAGTGCGTAGCTTGCTGAGCATATACAACAGCCCCCTCCTGATTAGCTCAGGCTATCGTTGCCCCGCATTGAATAAGGCTTTACATGGTGCGAGCAATTCAGCTCACATGGATGGTTATGCTGCTGATTTTACTTGCCCTGATCGTGGTACACCTCTCGACATCGTTAAACAGCTTGCCGCCTCAGACTTACAGTTTGACCAATTAATACAAGAAGGTACTTGGGTGCATATCTCGTTTGACCCTAAAATGCGTCGTGAAGTATTGACTGCTCACTTTGTGAACGGTGTCGCAACTTATACGAACGGAGTTTAATATGAACTGGTTAGAACAAATTGCACCAACCATTGCATCATGCTTAGGTGGTCCACTAGCTGGATTAGCAGTAACAGCAATCTCTAAAGCCCTTGGTGTGAATGAGAATGATGTCAATAAAACGATTGAAAGCGGAAAATTATCTGCCGATCAAATCGCTTCACTTAAACAAGCTGAGTTGCAATTACAATCTCAAGCCCAACAACTAGGCTTAAACTTTGAGCAACTAGCGGTTCAAGACCGCAGCTCAGCACGCTCTATGCAGTCAGCCACAAAGTCATGGATACCTGGCGCCTTAGCTATTTTTGTGACGGTGGGCTTCTTTGGTATCCTTTACGCATTGATGGCAGGGTATGCTACTAAATCTGACGAGCTAATGATTATGCTTGGTTCATTAGGTACAGCTTGGACTGGCATTATCGGGTTTTATTTCGGGTCATCTGCTGGCAGTCAAGCAAAAGATGTATTACTTCACCAATCGACACCTGTGGGGAGCTAATTATGGTTACTAAAGTCGCACGTCCAGCAATTAAAACTAGCTCAGGTAAAGTTGTCCCAGCCCCACGGTTGGGATTGCAACATAAAGACATTGATGCTGAAGGTCAACGTGGTTTCTTACTTAGCAATGGCAAATTTGCTAATCGTGGTGAAGCTGCTAAAGTAGCTAAAGCAGCAGGTCAAGTAACTGGTGTACAATCACTACATAGTCACCATTTACCCGAATATAAAGCTAAACACAGAGGTAAGAGCAAATGAGATTTGAGGATCAAGTATTTATCCCAAAAGGTACCGCAACAGTAGAGGTTGACCGTATCTTAAAAGAAAGCGCAAATGTTGATATTATTCATCATTTCAATTCAGGGGTATATGCTAAAGAAGTGCATGTACCTGCGGGTGCTAAATTACTTCAGCACATCCATAGCTTTGACCACATGAGCATTTTAGCAAGTGGTACAGCTAGGGTTGTGGTTGATGGTGTGGTAGCGGAATTTACTGGACCTCAATGCTTAACAATTGAAGCAAACAAGCAACATTTTGTCGAAGCGCTAACACCAGTCGTTTGGTTTTGTATCCATGCGACAGATAGCCCTGACTTAGATGCTGCTGATATAAAGCCAACAGGGGAATAGCATGGGATTTTTCAGCGCAATAGCAGGGCCAGTCTTAGGTTCAATTGCAGGTGGTTTAATGGGCGGTGGTGGCGGTAGTCAATACAGTGGTGGCGCACCTGCTTATCAACCCACATGGACAAGCGGTGCTGATACTGCATGGCAACAAGCGTATGGTCAAAACCAAAATATCGTAAACCAAGCGTACCAAGGTGCAAACCCGTTATTCCAACAATCATTACAACAACAAAACGCAATTAATTATGACCCATACCTACAAGCATACGGTCAAGCAGGTAACTATTACGGTCAAGGCGCTAATGTGGCTGGTCAACAAGCTGGTGCTTACGGTCAGCAAGCAGCTTTATCTAGCCAGCAGCAACAGAATTTGTACAATGCTGGGAACCAAGTCTATCAGACTGCGCTTGACCCACAAAACGCGCTATTCCAGCAAACGCAACAGCAACTAACTGACCAGGTCAACGCGGGCCAAGCAATGCGTGGCTTGGGTAACTCTGCTGTGGGTGGCGATGAATACAACCAAGCGATGCAAAACTTTGACATTGGATGGCAAAATCAACAATTGGCTCGTCAAACGCAAGGTCTTGGTGCGATGGTTCAAGGTAGTCAAGCTGGTGGCGCACAAGGTCAATTGACTGGTGCTAACTTAGCTGCACAAGCTGGTGCGTATGGTACTGCTGGTGGTTATCAACAACAAGCTGGTCAAGTGCCATTATCAGCACAGCAATATGCCGCGCAACAACCTGGTGTGGTCGGTCAGCAATATGCTCAGCAAATGGCTGGCTTGCAAGGGCTTAACGCTACTAACATGAACCAAGCTCAGGCTTACATGGGCATGGGTCAAGCTGCAAGCATGAACGCATACAATCAATATATTGGTCAGCAAACCCTTAATCAGCAAGCAGCAGCAGGTGGTGCGTATTTAGGTCAACAAATCGGCAGTAATCCTTCTGTGGGCAACTGGCTCAATACGAACATTTTTGGTGGCGGTAATGCAAGCTCACAATCTATGGCTAACCAAAATAATTATAATGCCAATGGAGTTTACACTGGTGCTGGCGCATTACCTGATACTTCAGGTCTATATTACACGCCTACCCCTACTTAATAAGAGGCTATTATGAATCTAAATTTAGCTGGAATCGCTCAAGGGATGCAAGCTGCTAAAGCTGATGCCATAAAACAGCAACAAGCCGATTATCAAAATTGGTTAATGCAAACTAAAAAACAAGAATATGCTGACCAATTAGCGTCAGCGGGTATTACATTTAATTCTTTAGGTAATCGTCCACCTCCAATTAATGCGTATGGTGGACCTGCACCAACTCCCCCAAGCCCAGGTCAAGCGTCAGTGCCAATGACACCACCAGTCTCACCTAACGGTGGTATGGGCGGTATGCAAGGTCAAATGGCGCCACCTCAAGCTACTCCAATGGCTCAAGGTGGTAGTATGGGAGGTATGGCTCCCCCTCAAGCTAGTGGACAACCACAAGGATTAATGCCTTATCAAACAGTGCAAAGTCTAGCTCAAGGTAATGCGCCTCAAGGTGGCGGCATGAATGTGGCTAACGCACCCCCAGCAATGCAAACTCAACCTCAAGGTACGCAAGTTCGTTCAGTAAGTGATGCAATCTCATTAATAAATGCTAATGCGCCTGAAGCTACCCCTATGCAAAAAATGATGGCGTTAAAAGATATGATACCTATCATTCAAGCTCAAAATAGTGATGAACTAAATTTATTAAAACAAGCTCAAGCTATGGCTGGAACATGGGAAGAACGGCCAGTTCAAGTTGGTGATCAAATTAAATATGTAATGTTTAATAAAATGACAGGCGAAACCAAACCAATGGGAGGTTTTGGTGGAGATAAATGGAATCCAAACGCTGCACCAAAAACTCGAAAAATTGAAAGTAATGGGCGTGATATCTTTCAAGAATATGACGCTGGTACTAAAACTTGGAATACAATTTCTACATCCCCGCATTTTAACCCTAAAACTGGTGCAGGTGATGGGTTTGGTGATACGTCAGGTGCGCCTATTACTACGCAAGATGCGTATAAGATTGCAGCTAAATATAAAATGTCACCTGCCGCTTTTGACCAAGCGGTTGATGCTTATCATTCTAGTGGTGAGTTACCTACTAACGTTCGTAGCACAAAAATGGTACCTTTACAAAATGCAATTCGAGATGAAGTTGCGAACAAATGGCCTGATTTTAATCCAGCAACGGCTAAAGCTGACTTTGGATCATATAAAAAAGCACTTGATGCTAATCAACTTAGAGAAGAGGGCGTGGCTCGTGCAACAAATATGGTTAAAGAGCTTGAACCTCAAGTGTTGGCATTGGCTAAAAAGGTCAACACTGGTCTTTTCGGTATGTCGGGAAATGCGACGCTTAATGATTTGTATCGTAAATATGGTAATGATCCTGATGTCCAAGAATTGAAAAACAAAATGTATTCGCTTAGCCGTGAATATACAGTCGCAACCACAATGCCAGGATCAAATGCTCAAATGCACGTATCTCATGGTGCGGATGCTGAAGCATTAGCTAATGGGAATATGCCATTTACCCAATTGCAAGGTGCATTACGTGGTATCAACGCTGATATTAAAGCTGCTGAAAATTCAACCGCAAGTGAACGCGATAAATTGAATAAATTGATGCGTGGGGAAGATGGTAGTGGAAGTGGCGGTAAGTCTAAATCTGTCAATTGGGAGGATTTGAAATAATGGACGTAACCTTACCCAATGGCGTGGTTGTAAAAGGTATTCCTGACAATACATCTAAACAAGAGTTGGCCACAAAATTAAAAGCTAACGGAATGGATGTGCCTAAAGAATGGATGGCGTCCACTGGGCCAAAAGATTTGGGACCTTTTGGTACGCAAGGTCAACCTCAACCTCCAGTCCAAGCACCCGATACTAGACCAGCATGGGACCCAATGCGATTGGCTAAAAATTATATTACTGACCCAGTTATTGGTGTGGTTGAAGCAGGATTAGCCCCTTTTGGGTATGAACCTAGAACACGTCAAGGGCAAGCTATTGTCAATGCCGTGCCGTATGGAGTTAAAGATACTGGTGAAAAAATATTACAAGGATTTGGTCCAGCGGAATCAGCTTTAGTGCAAGGTCCGCAAATGATAGGACGTGGCGCAACAATTGCTGGTAAAAATATAGCGGCGTTAGGCTCTGATTTGTCTGATTTGAATCAAGAAGTAGGCGGAGTTAAAGCTTTAGGTAAAATTGTCCCACCTAGTATTAAACCTTCTGCAATTTACGGAAAACTAACGGGTGCAACTAAAGCTGCTGAAGCTGAAGAATTAGCGGCAGGTAAATCCCGTGAATTGGTACAAGGTGCATTAAAAAGTGAAGAATCTACTATTCAACAAATGAATCGAATCAATGCCAAATTAGCTGATCGAATGAAATCACCTGTGGTACCTAGCTTAGATGAACAAGGGGATTTAATTAAAGATGTAGTGGCTAACACATTGACCCCAGTCAGACAAAATATTAAATCTGAAGCCTCTAAATTATATTCTGCTGCGGACCAAGAGGCTTCTCAATTAGAGCAAGCTGGTAAGTTTGTGGATACCAAACCAGTAATCACGCAAATTAATTCACTTTTAAAACGATATGAGGATGAACCTGCAATCACAGGGAAATTAAATAGCATAAAATCAATGATTTTAGGGTCTGAAAGTACTTCTGCACCAAAATTAGCACCTGCCACTGGTATGCGAGGGATCCCTGCTATTACTGAATCTGAAAAAACAGGTCGTGCTTATTTAAATTTAAAAGACGCAAAAGAGATGTTGCAAGAATTAGGGTATGCCAATCCTCTAGAAGGTTATTCTAGATTGTTTACTAAAAGCGCTAGGGATATTACTGACACTTTGGACGAACAAATTGGTAAATTTTCACCTAAATATGCTGAAGCGACTAAAGGTTATGAAAAACTAATGGCGCCATTAGACTTTTTAAATAGCAAGTTTGGCAAAATGTTAGAAGGTACTGAAGGTGGTTTTAAAAAAAATGCTTTTGATGTGACTAAATCACAAGACTTGCCAGGTAAAATTTTCTCTAAAAAGGAAAATGTTGAATCTTTAGTTGAAGCACTTGCTGGTGGTCGTGGCGCATCAAAAGAAGCAAAGGCAACAGCTCAACTTCAAGTCAATAAATTGGCTGAAGATTATTTACGCAAATCATTTACTCAAAAAACCGCAGAGGTTAATTT